ACCAGTTTCATCAAAGTCAAGGAAATTTCCCTTACAATGAAGCAGACGAACTCTTTCACCATTCTCAGTGTTGTTCATCTCAAGAACATGTCCAGCAGATGTACACTGAACGTAGTTCCTAGGATATTCGGTTTGCTGTTTGGGACTTTCGTTTTCCTTGTTGGTTGCTTTATCACCACCCAAGTCTAACTGGATGTTCTTCTGCTTCTCGGCAACATCAGCCTCAGTTTTAGCATGTAAATCAGTATGTGCCATTAGTTACTAAGAGCAGGGTGTCCAACGCAGTCGATGTATTCCTTCAATGGGAGTGTCTCCTTGGTCTGGATAGGTCCAGCATATTCATATACAGGAACAATTTTAGCACCATATCCAGTGGGATCAACGATCTTAGGTTTAACAAACCCAAGCGTCTTCTTATTTAGATTCAATTTAACGATCTTACCTTCGCTGTCGATAGTTGCATCACCAATTTCTTCATCACCAACAACAATCTTAGGATCAGTATAGTTCTTACCTACAAAGGTTGGTGTAACATCGGTCAGAATAGGAATAAGATCTGAGCATCCAGCATAGATTGCAGTTGCATCAGGAGGAATGACCAGTTGTGCTTTCTTAGATGCAAAGTTCAGTTCAAATTCATAACCAGATTTTGTCTTCAACTTAAGTCCTGGTTGTACATACTTATTGTAAGTGATGTTAAGTGTAGCAAGTAATACATCACCAGATCCCTCATAGTCAAGATCAACAACCTGCATGACTGCTGGTTGAGTTGTACTTACAACACCATCTGCAGTCTCTACCTCAAGGAGAACGTCACCAACATTGACGTTGGCTTTCAGAGAAGATGCTTCCTTAACTATGACTACATACTGCTCCTTTGGACAATATGAAGTGCCTGGATTGAATCCATATCCAATTCCACTACTGGTGACATCAATTCTTTCGACCTTACCATCAACAATGACGGGACTGAATGTAGCACCCTTACCCTCTGGTTCATTGCAAGTGAACATTGCCTTGACACTTGCTTCTGCGTTAACATCGTATCCTTTGTTCTGAACGAAAACACCAAGGATAGATCCAATGTCATCAACAATAGGGAGTGCTTTGACTGGTGTTGTGGACTGCAAGTTGTCCCAAATCATCTCTGGGAAGCATGGTTGTCTGTTGAGGATGCTGTTGCTACAGTTAACTGCATCTTCATTGAAGGATCCATCACTTGCATAGATGTTGAAGTCAGTAAACTTCTGCAGTGGACCTCTAGTATCAAAACTACCTTCATCAATACCCGTACTATTCTTGAAGTCTTCCTGACTAGTAGCACCCTCTAGTGCAAGTTTTTCACCAGTATTTGCGTTGTAAGCAAACTTCTTACCAGTGCTGTCAATCATAGGAACAAATCCCTTGCCGTTTGGTTTACCATCGCCAACAACTGTACTGTCATTTGGTGGTTTGACCTTGTATTGATCAACGTTCTTCTGCTTCTTGTCATCACCCTTGGCATTAGCACCATTACAAGTTTCAAAGGTAGTGAGACCAAGAGAACAACTTACAGCACCATCGCAGAGGAGATCGATGAAGTCAAGAATCTTACTGAGCAGACCCTGGATCATACCAATAGCACCAGTAATCTTGCCAAGAATACCACTGATGAAACCCATTGCTTGCTGAATAAGATCCATGATCTTACCCATGATCTCACCGATGAAACTCTGAACCAAACACAGTGCAGTATCAAGTGCTTTCTCAACGAGATCCAAAAGCATTCCTTTGATGAACGCAACGAGGTCTTTGAGCATTGACTTGAACAAACAAGCAATCAAGTCACCAATAGTTTTAAGTTGTTCCTTAACTGGTTCGGCAATGTCTGGATCTGGAATGTTCAGATTCTTAAGAATTTTCTTGATAAAGAGATCTACTTCTTTAAGAACTGTTCCTTTAATATTACCAAGAATAGTATTAAGTTTGGAACTGATTCTATTAGCAGTAGCGTTGACCTCTGCCATGAAGTCTACGACTTTGCCAGTTTCCTTATCGATAAACTTATTGATCTCGTTCTTCTCGATACCACGAGCGAACTTCATAAACTCAGCAAGAGCACCCTCAATCTTGACGGTTGCTTCAGATCCACACTTACCGTTACCTACATGAACTGTTGTGCATTTTCTTTTATCAGCAGCTTTCATTGCTGCTGATTCTGGCTTCCCTGCACCTCTGGAGTTTTTGGACTGTTTCGTATCTCCACCAGTGGCAGATGTTGCTGCTGATGTTGCTGCTGCAAGAAGTCCTGTTGTGGAATTTGTACTAGTTGTACTTGCTGTTCCTGCTGGCATGGAACCACTGGAACCATGAACCCTCTCATCGTGGGTAGGTGGAACCAGCTGGGCAAATCCCTGTGTTCCAGTTCTCTTATATCCTTGCTCAGGGTTCTCGTCACCGATAGATCCAAGAACGATAGGAATCTGTGAAGATGCACCATCCATGAAGAAACCAATCACCCAAGAATTGACTTGGAGTTGGTGGATCGAACCCATGCCACTTCTCTGTGCCTGAGTGGTGGGCATAGAAACCATTGCCCAAGGAAGATCCTTTGTGGAAAGTTCTTCTTTGCTTGGACTATGATATCCAAGAATTCTAACTTTTACCTTGTTAGTATAGTCTGGATCCTTCTGGTCGCCGCCGTCGTTCTCAACCTGACCGACCCACCAGTTAAAACCATCCTTACCAATAAAATTTGCAGTTGCTTCTAACATTATTCTACGCCTGGGCTGTCAGTGTATAGGGTAACTTTGGTAGTCATATTATCTGCAGAAGATCTAAATTGTCTAGTGATTTTACCTACTACATATTTACCACTGTTTTGAACGTCTTTTTCTCTAGACTTTCCTTTGAATGAAACTAATTCTACCACACTGCCAACATAAAGATTAAGATCACCAACATATTCCAACTCCACTTCCTTATTGTAAAATAATTTTTCCCTCAAAGATGATTGCGAAATGTGCTTTGTGACATCTTGAGTGTGAGTTCCTTCAGTAAACAGAGCGGTGTCAACAACCTTAGACATGATTCTAGTTGCTGCCGTTTTATCTTCAAACGCAGCAAAATATTGTGGCAACTTAGCCGATGCGTTCATCTTGGGAACATTTTCATAATACTTATTGATATTAAATGGATACTCTGTATATTTCATATCTTTGAGATCCAAAGTCATTACCATGCTGGAATATGAACCCAAATTCAATCCCTGCAGGATGTCAGATGTCGATACCACTGTCATTTTATCAACAGGTATTTTATTTCCCCTATCCTCTCCTGGTTCTGGGTCATAACCAACAACAAAAACTCTTGATACATCCTTTTTAGAAAATCCATCAAAGGATTCAAAGTAGTATCCATAGATATTTTCATAAAACACATATCCAGCACTCGAATTGGGTCCACTTCCAGATTGAGAAATTGCTTTTCCAGCAATCCAAGAAATAATCGTAAATGGAGACCAGTATGTCGATATGAAAGATAACTTATTTTTGGTAGGTTCTATAAAAATTGCTTTGTTACGAACTCCTAAAACATTTTTTAGGATATCAGTCTCTACGATATCGGATATTAATTTGCCTTCACCCTGTCCAAATCTTCTAGAAAGTTTGGTGGCGGCATTTGTAATCAGTTCTCCAGAACAACACATCAAAGTTGCCTTTGCCTTACCTTCAAATACTCCCCTGTTCTGAATGTCGTAGACATAAACTAACATTTGGTGAGTAGTTTCTTCATGATCCTTGTAAGAAAGTTCCACAGGTTCCATTCCCTGTAAATTTGAGATCAATCCACTTTCAGAATCTGTAATTGTAATTTCTACATGAATACTGCAACTTTTGATATTCTCAGTGTATACCAACTCAAGCAAATGATTAGGAGAAAGTTGCCTTCTCCCACCTCCAGTCTCAATCGATAAAGAATTGAGTTTAAAATTTCCTTTTGAACTATCCATTAGCTGTATTGAGAGGTATTAGCATATACTTCAAAGTAACCAGACCTTCTTGTATCTTGAGATGCACTGTCTCCCATTTCGTTTAGAGAAGAACTGGTTGTACCTGTAGCAGGAAGAGGTGCTGCTGGAGCTTGAAGTTTTGCGCTAGCAAGTTCGACCTTTTCTTGCTGCATCTGACGATTCTCTGTAATTGTCTTTTCAGTCAACTCAGAAAGGTTTGTCGATGGTGCTGCTGCTGGATCAATAGCAGCAGAAGTTTGGACTGGAGCGGCAGGTGCATCTGCGGCACCACCACCAAACATCTTTGAAAATGAACTAAACGTGTTATTAACACTATTTACAAAGGATGAATAAGCGGCAACTGGAGATTGTTTCTGTTCCTCTCCTGGTGTATTTCCAGCGAGAGATTCTACTGGAATTGGTTTTGCCTTACCACTTCCAAGATCACCAACTTGTTCTTTAGTTGCTCCTGTCGTACTTTCAGTTGAAGGTTTAGT